AAAGAAAAAACCCTCCTTTTAAGGAAGGGTTAATTTAATGGTGATATATGGTAAGGATTATATTAAAATTTATCTCCTTTACTTCTATTGTCTGTTTTATATAAAGGCTGAGTGTTTATATAATTGAAGCATTCTTTTTGTTGATTAACATCAGTTAAATCAAAAGCAGCACATGGTTTAATATGGTCTATTTCCCATAATTCACCATGATTTTTCCAATTCATATCTGGTTTGAATTGTTGCTCCAGATGTTGTTTATAAAATTCAATTGAGCATCCTAATAACTCTATAGCTGAGTGGTTCTTGTTTACTTTACCACCAACTGTATGTCTTTTAAGAGCGTCTAAATAACGTCCTCTAAGAACTTGTTTGAGTTTCCATTGTGGGTTGGTTTGGCGTTTTAGTTTATTATGTCTTTTATTTTGTCCTGTTCTTTTTTGGTAACTATTCCATTTTTTGTTGAAACAATCTTTACAATTCGAACTAACTCCAAACCTTCCATTTTTTCCTGGTTTGAAATTAGTCAATAAAAGTTCTTGTTTACAACATGTACATATTTTATGACCTTCTTTTAAGTTTTCTTTTAAACGAGGAGATTTTTTAGTATAGTAATGTTTATCATGATGTTTATGGCAACAGTTTTTACATTCACGCTGGTAACCATCTTTACGATTTTTGTTTTTACCAAACTCAGTTAATTCTTTAGTTTGTTTACATGTAGGGCAAAGTTTTGGCATATCTATATTTTATTATAAATATGCCAAGATTTTGATAGGTTATATTGGATTATATAATTGGGCAACTACCGTTAGCGCAGAGGATATCAGTTAATATGCTATTTACTTTAACATATTGGTATCGATCTTGTTCTAAACCTTCTCGTATTGGACGCATCCAAGATCCAGGATTAGATGGTGTAGAAACAAAGTCAAAGCATAGTAACTCGAAGTCATCTTGCACCTCCATCGTGCCTTCACCTAATGGTTTTAAACTACCCATACCGCGAGATGAAACACCTACTTGTACGTTGTTGTCTATGAGGGCTTTTAAGATATTGCCGGATACAGTTGGTAAGATTTCAATCTTACCCATTACCTTGTCTCCATTCCACCATATTTCTCTTATAACGTGGGACACGTTTTTTAAAGAGATGATGGATGAGTCGGGGTGGTCTAATTCACCTGTTGCCCTGTTTTCCTTAACACAAGACATATATTTTCCTATTTCTCGTTCCCATAATTCTTTAGGATAGTATCTGCCATTACCGTTTTTAACTTCGGCTGTAGCTAGTATTCCCTCAACGAGTGGGTTGCCTGAAGGTGCTTTCGCACCCTCATGGAGTTGTTGAGGTGATACTGAGAATGGGATGGTTTCTATGAGTACTTGTTTCATATTATAGTTCTCTTCCGTTTTGGTATGAAGCTACAGTTAAATCACTATCGTACCAGTCAGACACTCTATATTCTCCTGAACCCTCACTTGTTTCTTCGACGTGTTGTACCACACCTTCTTCTTCAGAAACGCGTTTAGCCTCAGCTTTAGCGTCTGCTAGTGACATGCCGTATCCTTCATTTAGTTCTTTTGAAGATGCTTTTGTCTGGTGATATAACTCATCTTTTAAGTCGTTTATAATGTTTTTATCATCAACATGCTTTTGAATTTCTTTATATATTTTTTGCTTGCTGGTGAATTCTCCTCTACTATTCCAATATTTTCTCGGTATTATAATACCTGTTTCTTGAATGAAATCAATATCATCTATTTCTGATAGGATATTATATACATCTAGTATAGATAAGTTGGTTTTTGGAGACTTTCTTGTAATTTCTTGTTTACTAAAAGCATACTCTTCTCCTTCTTTCAATGGTACAGGTGTAGCGTCTTCTTCACCGATTACTTCTTCCTTAGGTGAATATTTCTTGTCCAATTTTAATTTAAGACCTTCAAGTTTCTTGATCTCGTTCTTAAGATCTTTCATCGTCTTAGGATTAGTAGCACCTTCCTCAATTTCTTCAAGTGTAGTTAGTGCCTTGAGTTTCTTCTTACGCTTCATTATCTCTTCACCTATTTTTCTAGATTTGGCTTGGTATTCGGCCATTCTGCCTACCTCGTCAATTTCCTTCATGTTAAGTTCTTCCTTAATGATTTGTTGGATGACGCTGCGGAGTTGGGTTTCTTGTAACTTGATTGTCTTAGGTTTACCAGGCATAGGCATTTTCTTTACTCCTTTTGAATTTTGTGGTTTTACAGGCATTTCAGCTACTTTTTTAGGCATGGTTGTTTTAGCTTCTTTTTCACCAAGTGTGTCTTTGGTGTTGGATTTGGCTTTTTCAGTTTTTTCTGGTAAGTCACCGTATCCAGATGCTTTATATTTTCCTTTTGGTTCTTTAGGTTCACCTAATCCAGGTGCTTCTTTAGTATATCCTATACCTTTGATGCCAAATTGGGCATTTGTAGCGTAGTAATTTCTGTCTTTACCTAAATTCTTGGCCACAATTTTCTTAATCTCGTCTACATCTTTGCCCTTGTTTTTAGGATCTTTCATTTCAGTGTAAAATCCGTTTAAGAATGTCTGACCATACAGGTTGTCTATGTTTTCAACATCTTTATTGTCAAACATATGAGATTGAGCGTCAAGTACACCTTTAGTAACGTTTTTCTCTACAGCTTTAACGTTTTCTTGGAATAAAGAAAACCAGTCTTTACGACCTCCAGTGGATACCATGCCTAAACCTGCTTTGTTTTCCGTAAGAATATTCTTACTCTTTAATATATTAACCGTCTCACTAAATGAGTTGTAGTGGTTAACATATTCAGGAAACAAGTAGCGTGCTTGTTTTAGGAAGTGGTTTTTACTACCTTTACCCTCTTTTATTTGGATATATTGGTCTTGTAATGTCATTGTATATTTTTGTTTATTAGGTGAATAAAATTACGGGTGCACTTCCAGCAACCAAACTGCATGATGTTATGAATAATGGAACAGTAGTTCCAGCCGGAAGTGTGATTGTGGTAGCGGTGCCGGACTCAACAACTGTGCCAGTCGCTGATAAAGCAACACCGTATTTGAATGTTACTGTTGAACCAGTTATGTTTGTATCTCCATTCATTGAACCAGTTCCTAAACTCTGAATGCCAGCGAATGAGCCAGTTGCGGATTGGGTTCCAGTTAATATTACACCACCAAAATTTACGGGTATGTTTGCCATTTTATATTATTTAATCTTTGAACATTTCTATTAAATCATCCAAATAATCTAACGCTAAGTCAGTGCCATATATTATGGCAAAATTTGGTTTTTGTTTGTATGCATCCATTGTCTTCTGTTTTGCTTTTTGAAGCAATGGTAGTAATTCGTTAAGTTTATTTTCAATTTTGTCGAAACCAAGTACACGACCTGATATAAATTTCTTTAATTCAGGACTCTCTACACCTAAAGTGTCAATGTATTCTTCAACATTAGTATCTTCTGATAACATATCACCCTCACCCCACAGATATTTTGTGTCTACCCATTTAGCGTTTTTGGCTAGTTTCTTGGAGTCAACTGGTTTGTAGCCAAATTTCTTAACATACATATTGTTTGTAACACCACTTGGACCAGCTTTAGGTCCTTTACCTAATGATGCTCCAGGATTAGTTTCGTCTAGGGGTTGATGTTTGGCTAATTTATATGCATATTTGGTGTAGTTAGCGTGGCTAGAGCCTTTGGCTTTCTTATTTGGGTTAAAAGCAAATGGAGTAGCATATTGAGGACCGTTTCCTGTTGAGAAACTGGCTCCTCCTGATCCTACAGCGCTCATTTCTTTGAGTTTTTTGGATATAATGTCTACTATTTTCTTATTTTTTCCCATGTATACTGGTAAGTTCTTCTAACAATTCATAATATTGTAATAAATTAACTAAATCATCATTGCCTACATTATCTGTCTTACCTAGTTCTACTAAAAAGTTAGACACCTCGTTTATCTTAATCTTGATAGCCTTGTCTTCTACTCTCTTGTTTAATGACTGTAACGATGTTTTTATCTCGTTAATTTTAGTATTGTAAAACTGACGTAATGTTGGAGCTGAGTCTACTGAATTAATGAATTCCTTTAATACAAGTTTTTGGTTCTCATTCAAGTTCGCATACTTACCATTAAATTTTTCTAACAATACTCGGTATGTTAAAATACGAAGATCCTTGTCGTATGATTTGAATTCTTCTAGTAAGTTGTCTTTAACTTGTTTCTCGTTAACAGCTTTATTGGTTAATGTTTCTAGTAAAACCACTTTGTTAGATATAATCTGGTCAGGGTTTGACAAATTATTACTGTTGTATATTTCAAGCAACGTGTATAAAGCGGCTTGAGCTTTGTAGTTAGGTAGTTTAGTCTTAAAGAACTCCTCTAAATTGTAATGGTTGGATATTTCTTTAATGAGATTGTATTTTTGTCTTTTAAGAGTACTTCTATTCAGTTGCTTGGATGACTCAATGATTGTGTTAATCACAATCTCTGCCTTCCCTTCACTCAAGTGTTTCTTACTCAACAATGTCTCATACAGTTTATACTCTTTTCCAAGCTCAGTCTTAACAAAGAATTTTTTTAAGATGTTGGTGGCTTTAGAATCTCTACCTGATAAACTGTCGGCTGTAATCTGTCTTACAAGTAATTCAAACAAAATGCCTGTATTCTTGTATTTAGAATGTGATATTCGCATTCAGTGGGTTTTTGTTATAAATATATGATAAATGTTACTCCTTCAACTGACTCTCGTCTAACAACGTGATGTTTTCGGTTTCTTTAGGGAAAAGTGGTGCTTTACTTAGCCCTTCAATCAACGTCTTATTTTTCTGATATACTGATTGGGCTGTTTCAAGAGCGAGTGGAGACCCACCTTTGTAGTTAGTTCTACCGTATCCTTCTTGGTCGTCAGTTTTCATATCTGCCTTACCTAATCTGTCTCTACCGAAAGCATTTTGTTGAGTGTTTATGTCAGTTACCTTTTCTACCGGGCGACCTAGTTTTAAGTCTTCACCATATCCATCAGGTACGTTTTCAGGATTACTTCCCATTCGGCCCTTACCATATAATGTGGCTAGATCGTGTGGTGTACCATATGACTTACCTGTGACTTTAGGGTCATTACCTTCTTCAGTAATTTGTTTAATTCTAAAATCACGTTTAGCGTCTTCTAAGGCCAAGTCTCTATATTCTGAATATTGGTCTTGGGATAGGTGGAATATATTGTCGTATATCCAATCTGTAGGTAAGAGTTTAGATTCTTGTATGCTCTTTGCCAACTCAACTTTTTCTTTTAGTAACGCTATACGTTCTTGATCGTATATGATAGATGGAGTAGTAAGCGATAATTCGAAATTGGTAAGTTGGTCTGAAGTATATCCTTGAGTGTATAAATGAATCAATGCAATTTTATATAACTCAGACAATGTAATACGTTGTACTCTATCAATGGTACGTGCGAAGCGAATATCTTCTGCGGCTAACGTAGCTTTACCTGTTAAATCCTTTTCATACCCCATAAACGCTTTAGGTACCCTTAAAGCGGCAAATAATTTATCTCTTAAATATGTTACGTCATCTATGGCTGCGTATTGTAAACCAGGTAAGTTTTCAATCTTAGTTACTTGATCGTTTCCACGTACAGGTATGAAGAAATCTTCTAACAAGTTTTGCATGTTGTACTTTAAGTTATATTGACCTGTTTCTTGATCAATAAACGGAGTACGTTTCATGGTGGAAATAGTTTTTTGCATGAAGTTTTCAACCTCATTAGGTGGGATGGAACCAACGTTAAGATAAAACACACGCTTGTCTGGTGAGCGAGAAATACGATGAATTAACATCGCGTCTTCCATTAACGTATATTGCTTAAACAATCTACGAGCTGGTTCGATATATGCTCTACCATATGGTAAGTAGTTATTGTCTGTTAATAGACGGAAATGAGCCATCTCGTAATTGTCAAAGAATATACCAGGTGAGTTTTGTGGGTCAGTACCAGCTACACTATAATATCCTGATCCACCAGCATAGAATCCGTCTGGAGAATACTTAAATCGTATCGCGAATGGGTTATCTTTGTCGTATCCTTCTTGCCGCTCAATGTGGTAAGCAGACATTGGGATAACGTTATACACACCAAATTTCTCAGATATTTCTAGTTTGAGGAAGAAATCACCATACTTACACATTTGACGTATCCAAGCCCACAAGTTAAACTCAATGTTTAGTACGTCGTAAAATAAATTGTATAATGTTTTTTGGACGTCTTCGTTACTACTCCTAATTTGTAATACCTCACCCATATCGTTTTTTAAAGTACATTCTTCAGCGACAATATCGAGGGCTGACGCTACAATCGCATCTGTATCCATAATGTCGTAATCTGAGTATATTTGGGTTCTTAAGTAGCGGTAATTTAGGTTAAATTGTGCTCCAAAAAGTGATGTAGTGTTAGGTGAATATATTCTGTTAAATCTATCTACCAATGCGTTTGTTGCGAACTCACCTGATTGTTGAATCGTGTTTGTATCCATAACCTTAATTTGGTTTCCACCATCGTTGCGGATTATAACGTCTGTTGAAAACAAACGTTGTAGTCGTCTAAATATGCTTGTATCTGCCATAATAATATAATATACACATAAATATTGAGGGAACCAAGTAGACCCTAACTAAAAATCCAGCTAAAGTTTTCCTTCCCTCCCTTAGTATCGTCTAAAAGGTATGGATTATCACGACCTGTAGCGAAATATACACCTTGGGTTGCACTTGGTTTACTTATCCCACCCAATGCCGCTCTAGTGAGGTCGTGGCTTTGTTGTCTAAATTTTAATGATGTATCTCGTAAATACATCCCCATACCAAACGACATTATTAAGTCGTCATTGTATCCTGATTGTGCTTCTGCTCGACCATTTTTCCATACAAATACCTTCATCTCTTCTAATAAACGTTTAGATTTTATGGTGACAGATCTGTCTCCAATATATTCTCTAAGTTTGTTTATCACCAACGGTCGCGTTCTAAGAGACATGGTGAATCCTGGTGTTACGTTATCACTGTTCTCATACTTGTTAAAATATGACTCAACAGTTAACGTCTCAGTTTTAGGTGAGTAATACATGTTTGAATATCCTCGTTCTAAAATAGCATCTAATGTGGCCCATCCTATGTTAGCGTTTTCTACCACAAGTAATGCTTGGTTATATTCTGTGGCTACACCTACTAAAAAATATCCAAATTCTTTAGGTGGTAATTGGCCTTTATATTCTGCCACTTGTGTGTTAGTAGCGATGTCTATGACGTGAAACGCTGAAAAATCCCTACCATCTCCTCTAGCTACGTCCGCTACTACCATGTAGTCTCTTTGGTAATCTGGTTGTTCCCATACCCAGTAATTTTGATCGGCACCTCTACGTTCGACTGGATCTTGTATTGTAGTTGTAGCTATAAATTCTACCCACTCACTATAAAATACTACGTCACCAGACGTATTGAAGTTACAGTCGCATTCTTGTGCGGCTAACCTTGGGTCGCCTAAGAGTTCGTCTTGTTTTTTTCTCCAAGCCTCATCACGTTCAGGATGTACAAACCACGGTAACTTGATAGGTAAAAAATCATTATCCGCATTTTCGGCTGAAACCCACGTTTGGTGGAACCAGTTACCAGTACCATATGGTGTAGACAATACTATAGCACCACCACCAGTTGCGAGAGTTTGTTGAGCGGATGCCCATGTTTCTTCAATGTTTTCTATAAATGCCGCCTCATCCACTATAAGTAAAGACACGGCTTCTGAACGTGCGGCGTCACTATTTGATGATTTAGCTTTAATTTGAGATCCGTTAGATAACCGTATAGACAACTTATTATTTTCTTCGGCTGGTACTTTCAACCATGATGGTAGATTATCATACATGAACTTAACCTTAGTAACCATGTTACGGGCTGTTTCTTGTGTTTTAGATAAACATAAGACGTTTTTGTCTTTGTGAAACAACATTAACCATAATGAGTATCCAGCGGCTAGCGTAGATATACCTAATTGTCTTGATTTGAGTACTATCGAGTATGGGTTGTCTTTCCATAACCGTAATACTTTACCTTGGAATGGATATAAATTGAATATAACACGTCCGCGTTGTGGGTGCTGGATGTAGCAGTATTTTAACATAAAGTGGCTTGGATCCTGTGCACACTTTATATATTCT